GCTGGAGCGGACGGCCCGTGACCTCACGCTGCCGGGGACGATGAACGAGCCGCATCACGATTGAGAGAAAGGAGAGAAGAACGTGAAGAGGAAACAGATAGGATGGTACGACCCGGACGGTGGGAGTTTCTGTTACGCGAGCGACGCGAGCGACGCGAGCGACGCGAGCTACGACAAGTATACGATACCGGTGTACGCGGGAGACGAGTCGCCGGAAGGTAGACCATCGATCTCGTCCAGTCTGGACGTAGCGCAGGAGACCCATCTAAGATCGTTAGAGATCAGGACCGCGATCGTACAGGTCCTCGAGAACCAGGAGTACTTCCTGAGGTGTCTCGCGTGCGTCGCGAACAGGGAGGGCGCGGTCGACTGTGAGAGGTTGCTGGAGGAGACGCGGGTGGTCTTGCGGTCGATGAGAGATCGGGACAACACCTAAGAAGAAAGGGGTGAACGAGATGATCAGACAGAAGACGCACTACGCGGTGAGGAAAGTCCGTCAAGGTAGGATCTATCCGGCGTGCGGCGTCCCCAGCAGGGGAAAGAGGATATGCTACTTGACCCTGTCGACGTGCAGACGATGCAGGAACACGAGGGCGTTCAAGAGACCGCTCCCAATCTGACGTGGATGTGGAAGGAACAAGGATGTTCAAGTTGATAGACACGAGATACAAGATCGACGGTAGGAGGTTGCAGTTGACCCGCGAGAGGCTGGGACTCAACATGAGCCAGTTTGCCTACGCGTGCGGATGGTCGTGCAGCTATCAGTGGCAGCTCGAGAACGGTCGCGTCGACTCCGTGAGCGAGGCCACGAAGAACGTCGTAGAGGACGTCGTCGAGAACGTCCGTAAGAAGAACTACCCCATCACGTAAATGAGGCACTTCCCGGACAAAAAATACAGGATAGTGTACGCCGACCCGCCGTGGCATTTCGGTAGCAGGCGCTGCTCGTGTTCCTTGACGGGAGAGCAGGTCCGTCTCCCCTACGAGACGCAGCGGGACGAGTGGATATTCGACTTACCGGTGAGGGACATAGTCCTGCCGAATTCCGTCCTGTTCCTCTGGACGACCGACGCGCACCTCCCGATCGCGCTGGGGGCGATGGAGAAGTGGGGCTTCAAGTACAGGACGGTCGGGTTCGTCTGGCTTAAAAGGACGGCACGAGGTAGACACGTCTTCGTCATGGGTAACTGGACGAATAAGAGTTCCGAATCGTGTCTGCTCGGGACCAGGTGTCGGGCCCACGTCTTCCTCGTGAGGCGAGACGTCAGGCAGCTCGTCGAGGCCCGGCGTCGCGGACACAGCCGGAAGCCCGACGAGGTCAGGGACCGGATCGTACAGATGTTCGGCGACGCTGGTCCTCGGATCGAACTCTTCGCCCGCGAGAGACACGAGGGATGGGACGCGTGGGGCGACGAGATCGCTTGAATTATTCCGTATAAAGATCGCACATTTTTCTATTTACATCTCCGTTCGTTTCCTATATAATATGATATCATAACGAAAGGACCGAAACGATGCCAGCCCCACCCGAGGGACACGAAAGGCAGTGTCACGCCAAGTCACAGGTCCACAGAAGGCGGTGTAGGAGATGGGCACTGCGAGGCAGCAACTACTGTCAGTTTCACGGAGGTCGCAGGGCGGCCGCCGTATACTGTAAGACGGGACGGAGAAGATTGCCGGGCTTTTATTCGAAGTACTTGGGACCGAAGTTGAGCGAGCGCGTACGGGAGCTCGTTGATGTCCCGCACGACGAGCAGATCTCGCTCTACCAGGAGCTCGCCGTCGCGCGAGCGACCGCCTGTGAGGCATTAAAGCTGGCCCAGCCGTTGTATGACGAAAAGACGGCCAAGAAGCTGACGCCCGAGACCAAGTCGTTGATGATACAGACGCTGGGCCAGGCGATGAGCGAAGTCAAGGACCTCGTGATGGCCGCGTCGAAGCTCGAGAAGGACGCGGGTGACAAGGTCAGCATGAAGGTGATCAACCTGATAGTCATGCAGATAGTGTTTGCGATAAACGACGTGTGTGGCACGGAGAACCTCGCGCTCGCCGAGGCCATCGCCAAGACGATAGATGAGCGGGTGCGATTGCCACTGAACGACAGGTTGAACCCGACGATCAAGGTGAGGATCGGCGACGCGGAGACGACGGAATAACGACAAGGAGAGACACGAGTGTCACGGACGACCCTCGAGATAGACTGCCCGGACCACTTGCGAACCGTCTTCGACGGACGGTCGTTCTTGCGCGTCGCGAACGACGACGGGAACGTCGCCCGCGACGCGCTACTGGTGTGGCTGGCGTCGAGCGCCAGCGGACTGTGGCTGAGCGACCACCCGGAGGACGCGGAGAGGTCCCTGCGAGAGAAGTTCGCGCTGTATCCCAGGGTGAGCTTTGATCACCTGACGTTCACCTTACCCGGCAAGCTGTATCGGGTCGCGTGGGATCGTTGCGTGATCGAGGACGTCGAGGACTTCGATGCGGGTATGTTGAGAACGAACGAGACGCGGGTCCTCGAGAGTAAGACGACGACGCGGGTCGACGCACTCGGTCTGTCGCTCGACGAGCGCCGAGACCTACTCCAGAGGACGCGGATGGGACACGAGACCGGATGGGACGAGATCGAGCTACTGGCCAGCGTCTGCAGGGAGTCGTTCTTCGAGTTTATTCGGGAGTTTTGGGGCGAAGTCATCGCGGAGAAACCGGTGTGGAACTGGCACATCGAGTACCTGGCCAGCGAGCTGCAGGTCGTGGCGGAGCGGGTCTTTCGGGGACAACCGAAGACGTACGACTTGGTGATTAACGTCCCGCCGGGGACGACTAAGTCGACGCTGCTCTCGATAATGTTCCCACCGTGGACCTGGACGCGGATGCCGTCGGCGAGGTTCCTCGGCGGCAGCTACGTGGACGCGTTGGCGATGGACCTATCTCGTAAGAGCAAGGACGTGGTCACGTGCGAGAGATACCGGCGGGCGTTCCCCGAGGTCGCGCTGAGGAAGGACCAGGCGGCCAAGTCCCACTTCGTGAACACGAAGGGCGGCAGTAGGTACAGCTTCGGCGTGCAGGGTACGGTGACCGGCATGCACGCCCATTTCATAGGAATCGACGACCCGTTGAACCCTGAAAAGGCGGTCAGCGAGGCGGAACTGACGACGGCGAACCGCGTGATGTCCGAGACGCTGTTCACTCGCAAGGTGGACAAGGACGTCACGCCTACGATACTGATAATGCAGCGTCTCCACCAGAACGACCCGACGCAGCACGTGCTGGATACTTACGAGAAGGTAAGACACGTCTGTCTGCCGGCCGAGGACAGCGACGAGGTCAAGCCGGCCGAGTTGCGGGACCGCTACGTCGGAGGGTTGTTGGACCCGTCGCGGTTGTCAAAGAGGACGTTGGCCGAGAACTTCAAGGCCCTCGGTGAGTTTAGCTACGCGGGGCAATTCGACCAGACGCCCGTGCCCCGTGGCGGCGCGATGTTCAAACCGGGTAGGATAACGATAGACGTGTCGCCGAGCCTCGTACACTTCGAGGAGAAGCTCGTGCGATACTGGGACAAGGCCGGCACGCAGGGCGCCGGGGCCTTCACGGCCGGCGTGTTGATGGGACAGGATCGCCACGACCGGTTCTGGATTCTCGACGTCGTTCGTGGACAATGGGCGATGGACGAACGAGAGGCGACGATAAAACAGACGGCCGTGTCGGACGGCCACGACGTCAGGATCAGGATAGAACAGGAACCCGGTAGTGGTGGCAAGGACCAGGCACTGTATACCGTGAGAAACTTAGCGGGCTGGAGGATCGAGGTCGACAAGGTCGGATCGGCGACGGGCAACAAGGTGACGAGGGCCGGTCCGTTCGCCGACCAGGTCAACGCCGGCAACGCGTATATGGTCCGGGCCGAGTGGAACAAGACCTTTCTCGACGAGCTCAGGTACTTTCCCGCGTCTAAATATAAGGACCAGGTCGACGCGGCGTCAGGTGCCTTCAACGACTTGACGAGGGACGACGGCTTCTGGGTGGGAGCGTTGTGACGTGACGAAGAACGAGATGACAAAGAACGAAGCGGCGATGATTCGTAACGCCTTCACCATGAGGCGGGAGCTGATCGAAAGGATGCTCGACGAGACCCGCGATCTCAACCTGGAGTGCGGCTATCCCGAGGAGATCAAGACCGGGGATTACCAGGCGATGTACGACCGGAACGAGGTGGCATCGAGGGTCGTGAAGCTCATGCCGGAGGAGTGCTGGAACGCGTTCCCGGAGGTCGCGGAGAACGACGAGCCGGAGGAGACCGAATTCGAGAAGACCTGGAAGACGCTGATCGACGAGCACCACGTCTACAACTACCTGCAGAGGATCGACGTCCTGAGTGGCGTGGGGCGGTTTGGATTGTTGTTGTTGGGCGTCAGTGACGGGAAGTCGCTCAACGAACCTGTCGAAAAGAAGAGCCTCGATTTGATCTACCTCAGGCCGTTCGGCGAACACGTCGTTAACATAAAAGAGAGGGACAAGGAGGTCACGTCGCCTCGATACGGTCTGCCGGTATTATACGGGATCAGGACGGAGAACCTCGACGGCACCCTGTCGTCGGGTACGACGGACATCCACTGGACCCGGGTGATACACGTCGCCGATAACCGAGAGATGAGCGAGATATTCGGTACGCCACGGATGAAACAGGTGTACGATCGTCTCCTTGACCTGAAGAAGCTGCTCGGTGGTAGTGCCGAGATGTTCTGGAAGGGCGGCTTTCCTGGTTACGCGTTCGAGATGGACAAGGACAGAAAGAAGTCCCTGACTGACGCCGAGAAGAAGAGCCTCAAGGCAGAATTTTTGAATTTTTCCAACAAGCTACAGAGATACATCGCACTCGTGGGCGTGACCGCGAAGTCGCTTACCCCACAGGTCGCGGACCCAAAGTCGCACTTCGAGATACAGCTGAAGGCGATAGGCATCGCGCTCGGCGTGCCGTATCGCGTGTTCATGGGAAGCGAGGAGGCCAAGCTCGCGTCGATGCAGGACGTCAAGACGTGGAATCGTCGGGTCAGTAAGCGGCGGGAGAGCTACCTGACGCCGATGTTGATACGGCCCTTCGTCGACCGTCTGGTAGAGTTCGGCGTCCTGCCGGAGACAAAGAGATACTTCGTCAAGTGGCCTAAACTCGACGTGATGGACGAGAAGGACGCGGCCGCCGTCACGAAAGACAAGACCGAGGCGCTGGCGAAGTACGTGACGGCGGGCGCCGACGCGATACTGCCGCCGTTCCAGTTCCTGACTACGGTGATGGGATACGACGACGAGGAGGCCAAGACGATAATAGGTGAGGCCGAGGAGTGGTTGAACGACAGGGAATCCGAGGACGAAGAATGATAGTGAGCCTCGAAGAGATAGACGTCGACACGTGTGCGGTCAGACGCACGAGGGACTTCAGGATGGACGAGCCTGAGAGAGACGACACGATAAACGAGAGCGACGA